TAGCAGCATCACCAAAAGTAAGATTGCCAGATATTGTCGCATCGCCTGTAACACTAAGATTTCCTCCAACCGTGACATTGGAACTAAAAGTAGCCCCACCAACAGCAGAGAATGCCCCAGACGCACTGAGCGTAGTAAAAGATCCTGTGCTTGCTGTCGTGGCACCAACCGTAGTGTTATCTATGGTCCCACTGTTTATATCAATGCCCAGTACAGGCGTTGTGCCGTCCAGGAGACCATCCAGGGCGTCTAGGTTTGTATTTAGTTTGGTTCCCCAGGTATCGTCAGATGCGCCGACTTCGGGCTTCGTGAGCGAATAGGTAGTGGTAGTTGTATCAGCCATTTAATTTACCTCGATTCCTGGCTAGTAGGACCGTATTCTGAGTCTCAGGCCTGAGACACTAGCTTTAGATTTATTACTCTCATTATTGATTGACCCAACTGCACCAGCATATAGCACGGACCATACCTGTATCCTGGCATCGTCTTTTAAGTATGGCGCTGACTGCAGCAATGCGCCGTAAAGATATATGTCAGGGTGATAATTCAATATCCAGTTTGACGCGACACTTGCGGAAAGCTTGTCTATCTCTTCGTAATATAGAAATTCCGCTGTGTAGGATGCGTCAGGTGTTGGGAATACTTCGATGCTTTCGGCGTTAATGGCGTAGTACCTGGGCTTGCCCTGGGCATCTCCGGTATTAACGCGGTATTCAAGCATTGAGTCCAGGGTGGTTAGATTTAACCCGCTGCTCAGACCGTCATCTAAGTGCAATCTGACAGGTTGTATCATGTCAGCTGGTACTGATGTGTACCTGGAGTTTATAGTGATGTTAGCCCGCTTTTGACCGCGCCAGTGACGTATTTCACGCTCCATCTGGGCTTCGGCCAGGGAGATAAAATCAGGTATAACGGACGTCAGATCATCCCGGTTCAGGAAATCTGCGATGCTTGCCTTGAGTTCTGTATATGTAGTTATAGCCATTGGTTCTACCCTGTTTATGGACAGAGTATAGCACCAAACAGGTATATTTTTACGTCACCAGGTTATATAATTGCCGGACGGGAGGCACCAAATGAACAACAAAGTCACACTTGTGCGCGGTAAGCATTGCGTAACATTATCAAAGCAGGCCTGGGACCTTGTTTCTTTGGCCGTAACAAACTTAGTTGATAGCGGTGATTTTTCTAATCACGATAGCCTGCTAGAAGTAATTGACGCTATTGACCTGATTGAGTCCCACGGTTTTGTTGATCCATGTATCCCAGGATCCCAAGACCGCCAATCCCGTACATTGGCCCACTAGCCCTAATAAATCTTTTAAGAACCTGATCCGGGGTTTCGCCTGTTATGCGGCTGGTGCGCTCAATCATTTCATTTACAGTTCTTATCATCGGCTTGCCTTCATAGTTCTTAGCGCCGGCCCATGCCACATCTTGGAAGTTTGACGGCTGGACCCCTTTAGACTTGGCGACATCTGCCAGAACACCTTCCATCACTCCGTAAGAAGACCCAGGAGGGGCCGTAAGGCCTTTTTCAAAAAGACCTGACATCTGCTCATCTATAGTGGCCGGCGTCCTGCTACCCATAAAATTTGAAGCGAAATTAAACCGCTTTGGTTGATCGGCTGCGCTCAGCTGCCTTTCGCCCGAACCTATGCTTTTACCCATTGCCACATTTCCTGCAGCATATCTGCCGCCAATTGGATGTGGGAAGTTATAGGTATTTGCAGGAATGGGTATACCCTGCTCCAACATGTAATTGATATATGAAGATGTAAGGAGGTTAGCCGTTGGGTCGGCACCACCAGTGGTAGAAGCCATCATGTCGGCAAATCTATTTCTAAACTGCTTTGTACCTTCCTCCAGGCCTAGCTCTGCAATGAAAGCATCTTCTAGCTGGCCCATTGCATACCAATTAACAGAATCTGGAGACAATCCTTTTTCGTAAGCCGACTCAAGTGACTTTCTTATTTCTGGTGTATCAAACCTAGCCCGATACTTTTCTATTGTGTCCGCCCTTTTAGGCATGGCATCTTCTAGGGTATTACCAGATATGTCGTAGTTTTTAGGATTAGCGTAATACCTCTGGCTTTCGTCAAAGTATGGCGTGTAATTTCCGGCATCAATATCTTTTTGCGCAGCATTTCTTTCTGCTTGTAAAACAAGCTCTTCTGGAGTCAAAAGCTTGGCTTCGTATTCTTTGTTTTTCTTTGGATCAAACCTTGTTTCTGATGGGCCTGTTTGCGGATAGCGTTGTGCCAGGTCAGCCCTATTTAGCGTGACGCCGGCCTTCCTTGCCTGCGCGGCAGTCTTAATTGGCTTCCCTGCAGGTGTTGCACCAAGTGCCGCCATAGCCATATTAGCGGTGCCTGATAAAGGCCTGCCTTGCTGAAAATCTGACATTCCTTGGGATGCGTCAGACAGTATGCCTATGGGCGTGAAATCTGATATATCTACACCGGACCTTGCTCTACGAATTATGCGATTCCTTTCTTGCCCGGTTGCTTCATTACCCCCCATTAAATCGAAAAGCGAATTAAACAGCCTCTCTCTCATTGTTGGGTCTGCAGGCTCAATGACGGACCCATATTGGTTGAGCAGCGCCAGCCTTTGTGCGTCCTTGGAAAGTAGCTCCTCATTCAGTCTTTTCTTAGCCATTGTCTGCCCTATCGCTTTTTAATTATGACCCCAGCAGGGCCTAGTTTAGTCTTCTCTACCATATACCCGTCGCCCAATACTGACTGCACATAACCTTGCAGCTCATCTGGCATAAACCCCTTCTGATAGGTACCTGCAGATGTTTTTATTGAAAGGCTTTCAGGTCCAAGCATCCCATGGGCGGACATAACGTCTTTACCCCTTGTTGAGATAACAGCGGTTCCGCCAGGCTTGAGGACCCTGCCAATTTCCTGGACTATGCCGGTGCGCACATCTTCTGGCACCACATTCAGCACATTAAAAGATGTCACGTTGTCGTATGAGCTGGCCGGTATATCTGCCGTGTTTGCAAATGTTGGATCAAACCCTTCACGCGCAAATGGCTCGAACGTGTCGCTGCCAACCTCTTTTGCACCTATACCTCTTCCTGACCCGTAGTCCAGCGTCTTGCCTGGTGGCAATAGTTCTTGTGCTTTTTTATAAGTCCCTGATGTTGTGGCTACCTGGGTCTTCTGTGACACCTCGGGTATTGTGTTAAATGTTGATGAGTCATATGGCAGATGGTTGTAAGGTTTTTTGCTTTTGGGGTTTAGCTTTAATGATTGCGGTAATGACATGTACCAGTCTGGCATCCCACTACTTGTTGGCAGGCTTGCCGAGATTTTTTGTTTCTCTAAGGCATTAGCTACAGCGTTGAATGTTTCGCTGTTTTCAAACCACTTATCGCTTGATAGCAATCCCTGTAAAAGTTCCGGGTTACGATTTGCCCAAAAGCCGGCTCCTGCCTCAGATAGTGCTGAATCAGGAACAAACGGAACACCGCGCCTTTTCTCTATCTCATCATACATCCAGGTGCCAAGGCCTTGCCTCTGGTAAGCCGGGTCTATAGTGCTTTCGGCTGCACGCAGGTATTTATTGCCAGCAGGGTCCACCTCCTCTTGAACCTTCATCGTTGCTCTTGCAAGCCCATTAGGACTCTGTAACCCGTATGTTGTGCCCCCATCAACTTGGGGGATTTCTATAATCTCTCCTAACCCTATGTCTTTTGGGTCTTTAAGTTTCACATCAGCGGCTTTTCCGAACACTGATCTGGATGGGACGAACGGCAGCATGCCTAGTGCGGT